AACGAATTGAAAATCTTGAAGAGGTTACTTCTTTGAGTCTTCTTGAATTGAACACTGCTACAGTAGAAGTTACTGACGCTAACGGATTGAATAGATTCAAGTCAGGATTTATTGTTTCCGACTTTAAAGATAAATCTCTTTCAGATCCAAGATACACTAGGATAGATATCAATTCAGAACAAAATATGGGCATTTCACCCGTTGAGTTCTGGTCTATGAATGCAGAGCTTGCATGGGATGCTGCAGTTGATATTGAGAACGATCCTATTGAGGAACAAAATTTTCTTTTATCTGACAAGAATATTCAGAAAACTGGAGATTTGCTCACACTTAAATATGAAGAAGTTGATTGGTTAGATCAAGTTCAAGCAACTACAGTCGAAAATGTAAATCCATTTAAAGTCATTGTTTATGTTGGTGGTATTCAATTAACCCCGCCATCTGATAATTGGACTCGTACAATTTACATTAATCATAAGAGAACAGAATCTACTGGTGCTAAATGGGTACAAGAAGCATCTGTTCATACAGATGTTGATAGGAAAACTGAATATGTAACCTATAGAAAAGGTAGAGGTAGAAATGAGAGAAAAACTAGAGCATTTGTTACCACAACTACCACGAAGACAACAACATATAAACCAAAACTTACAGGACCTTCTAGACAATTTGATTATGTTGAAAATGTTAAGGTTACTGGCACAGTAGATCCATTCATGCGTTCTAGGGAAGTATATTTCCTTGCAAATGGTCTGAAACCAGAGACAAAGCACTATCACTTCTTAGATAGTCAACAAGTCGATATTATTCCAAAATTGGTTAAGATTGACATGCAGTCTGGAACTTTCAAGATAAACGAGAAAGTTGATATTTTCCAAGGTGGAAAGAAAATTGGTCATATGAAAATAAAAGAACCAAATCACAAGTTTGGTGATGAATCTATTAAACCACTCGTTAGTAGTTCAATTTCTTATGAGAAGTATACTGTTAATCCATATGATAAAAAGAGTGTAGCACCACCATCAAATTATTCTGCAACTTCTAAAATTATTAATTTTGATCTTAAAAAGTTAGCAAATAATGAAGAATTTTATGGATATATTGCAAAAGGATGCAAAATTATAGGTAAAACAAGTGGAGCTGTCGCTAAGGTTAAAGAGTTTGAATTAATTAGTGATAATTGGGGAGATATTCAAGCATGTTTCCACTTCCGCGATCCAAATAAAAAACCAACACCAGCAGTAAAAGTTAAGAGTGGAACTAAAACATTAAAAATTACTGCTGTCCCCCCTGGTGTAACTCCACTCCCAGGTTCCACAACAAAAGCATCTGAAGCTATTGGTACTTATAGTGGTTCTGGCACCATTATTACACAAGAACAAACAAGGGTTAGTGTTAGGAATCCACCCAAACCAAAGGCAAAGAAAACTAACATTGAGGTTACTGTTAAAGCACCACATAGAGATCCTCTTGCTCAATCTTTTCGTGTTGATAGTAATGGAATATTCCTTACTTCAATTGACTTGTTCTTTGCAAAGAAAGATCCCAAGAAGAGTCTCTTTGTTGAACTTAGAACGGTAGAATTAGGAACTCCCACAAATCTTCTTGTACAAGATTTTGCACAGGCTGAATTATATCCTGATCAAATCTCTACTTCTGATGATGCTTCTCTACCAACAACTGTTAAATTTAAATCACCAATATATCTTGAGGGAGATAAAGAATATGCAATTGTTCTTCTCTCACCTTCTTCTAATAAGTATGAAATGTGGACAGCGATTATGGGTGAGAAGACTGTTCAATCAGCAATTCTCCCAGATACAGAAAATATTATTGTTTCTAAGCAATACATTGGTGGATCTTTATTTAAGTCTCAAAATGGTACAATTTGGACTCCAAATCAGTATCAGGATTTAACATTTAAAATTAGAAAGGCAGAGTTTGTTGAAAAAGGCACACTGCTTGCATATAATAGTGGCATTGGACCCAAGGGATCTAATTCTTCAGATCTTCCTAAGAATCCAGTTGAACTTCTTCCAAGAAAATTAAAAGTAAGATGTTCAGGTTCTAATGCAGATGACACTACAAACTTCACTCCAGGAACAATGGTTGGAGTTACTGGTAATAATGATTTGTACGGATTCATTGAGAGAGTCGGTGGTGGTCTTGTAACAGGTGTAAATTCTGGAGAAATTGCAAATCCTGGTATCGGATATAGTGCTAGTGTATCTCCAGATTTAGTAAGTCTTTATACCCTTACCGGTAAAGGTAGTGGAGCAACTGCTAAAGTAACTACAAATTCTAGTGGTGAAGTTACTGAGATTAATGTTCTTACTAGTGGTGAAGGATATTCTGTTGGTGATTTGTTGGGAATTACAACTGCAAATGTTCAGAAAGGATCTGGTGCAATTTTTGCAGTCAATAATATTGGTGTTACTAGTACTTTGTATCTTAATAACGTACAAGGTGAGCATTTCCCAATAGGTGTACGTCTTGAAAGATTTGTTACAGATTATAATGTAAGTTCCAAAACGCAAGGTTCTGCAAACTTTGTTGTTGAAAATTCATCAATTATTGATGAAAAATTTGATGGCAATGTTATGAAGATTCTTCAATACAATCATGCACATCATGGTGCAAATAATGATGTGGAAATTGTTGATGTAGAATCAGATAGAGAAAAAGTAAAACTTACTGCCAATTTGGACATAAATGGAACTGTTGTCTCTGTTGCAGATACTACACCATTTGCCACCTATGAAGGCATTTCAACTGCCGGCGGATATGCAAAAATTGCAAATGAAATTATTGAATATAGTGGAATTAACAACACTTCAGGCAATGCTGGTACTTTAACCATCGTCACTAGAGCAGTTGATTCAACTACACAATCGGCACATACCACTGATGACTTTATTCAACCATATGAAGTTGGAGGAGTTAATCTGAGAAGAATTAATACAACTCATGATTTACCTGCAACTTATTATACTGATGAAAATGATAATTTCGATCATTATCATTTAAGATTTGATAGAAGTACTCCTTACTCTAGCAGAGATACTGGTGGAAGTATGTTAAACTTCAGTGGACAGAAAGCAGTTGGTGGAAATAGTGTTGGTATTTCGCAAAACTATCAATTTAGTTCTCTTGTTCCACAATTTAACTATATTACTCCAGGAAAAGACACTAAAATTAATGCATTAGTAAGAACCATTTCTGGAACTAGTGCTGGTGGAAATGAAGTTTCATTTATCGATCAAGGTTATGAACCAATTACTATCAATAAAGTGAAGCATTTTGATACTCCAAGATTAGTTGCATCTAAAGTAAATGAAAAAGAGCATCTCACATCTTTACCTAAAAATAAATCATTGACTTTGCGCGTTGATTTTTCAAGAGGCGAAGATAAGAATCTCTCTCCGGTAATGGATATTCAGAATGCAACTTGGATTCTTGGTAGAAATAAGGTTAATAATCCGATTAACAATTATATTATGGATGCTAGAACAAATACTATAGAACATGATCCTCATAGCACTGTTTTTGTTACAAGAATGACATCTATTGAACAACCAGCAACTAGTTTGAAAGTTCTTATTGCAGCGTGTGTACAAGAATCTGCAGATATTAGAGTTCTGTATAGACTTCATAGAGCAGATTCTGCTGAAATTGATCAATCATTTACTCCATTCCCTGGATATGACAATACTAAAGACACTGATGGTGATGGATTTGGTGATCAAATTATCGATGTAACTAAAAATAGCGGAAGACCAGATGCCAAAATGCCAGCAAATAATCCAGAAACTTTCTCAGAATATCAATTCTCTGTAAATAATTTGGAACAGTTTGATGGATTTAGTATCAAAATTGTTACTTCTTCCACTAATGAGTCAACACCAGTAAAACTGAAAGACTTTAGATGTATTGCACTTGCATAATATGGCACACCCAGAATATCCAGATTTAATTCCTGTTGAGGGACATAAAAACTTGTACCGAGACAGGAATACTGGTTCTATTGTTAATACTGATAAAAATAATTATGATAACTATATGAAAGTGAAACGAATGAAACAGAATGAAAGGAATGAACTTGATACAATTAAGTCGGACATAGAAGAAATTAAATCTTTATTGAGGGAGCTTACTAATGGATCCAAATGAAATTAAATTGACAGCACTTTCTAAGGAATTTGCATATCAAAAAATAGCAAATGAATTGGATAGTTGTGATAGTGTTTCTGTAATGAGAGATATTGCAAAATCTTATGCAAAACTTTATTTGAAACAACAAGAAGTAGTTGCTGGACTAGGACTTGAAGGCATATAAATATTTCTACAATCCAGAACTGTACATAAATGGCCGACATTAAAGTCAGAGTGGGAGCAAAACCAGCAACAAAAATTATCTCTTCATTTACTGGTGCTAATACTGGATCTTTGGCCGATTTGTCTGATGTTAATATTCAGAATTTGTCTAATGGTATGGTTCTCGTCTATAATAGCGCCACAGGAAAATGGGATGCGACATTAGCACTCACCCCAGGTGATACGCAGAATTTAGACATTAACGGGGGAGTCTTCTAAAATGGCAAGTATTATTAGGATCAAAAGATCCTTAGGTACATCTAAACCATCAAGTTTGCAGTGGGGTGAATACGGATATGTAACTGGTATTGGTAGTTACGGGGGAACAAACCAATACAAAGATAGAATTTTTTTGGGAGATGATGGCAATAATGTAAATCCAATAGGTGGATATTATTACACCTCAATGATGGAACATACCCCAGGTTCCATTCAGGGTGTTGAAAATACAAGAAATTCAGATAAGGGTGTTGTTGCTGTTCTTGCTCCAGCAACAAATACTGGTTTGAGTGGAGTCGAGTCACTTAAAGTTGATCAGTGGAACGTAGATAATATTAGAATTGATGGAAATATAATTTCATCAACAGACACTGATGGTGATATTGATCTTGTTCCCAATGGTTCTGGTGAAGTTCATATTCCAGATGATACTTTTTTATCATTTGGTAATGATAAGGATGCAAAAATTGAATATGATGAAGATGGTCTTAATCAGTTATCTTTTACTGGTGCCGACATAAGAATTAATGTTGCAACAGAATCTAATTCTAAAGACACTGGTGCTCTAATTGTTGAGGGTGGTGTTGGTATTGAGAAAAATCTCAATATTGGAGGACAACTTGATGTTGAAGGAAGCCTCAATCTTGAAGGTGCCGCTATCATTGATAGTATTAAAATTCAAGACAATATTATATCTTCATTATCTGGTAGTAGTAATATTTTATACTTAGATCCACATCCCGACGGATTAAGTAGTGAGGGCACAGTTATTATTAAAGGTAGTCTTCAAGTTGATGGCACAACAACATCAGTTAATTCTACTACTTCAACACTAAATAATCCAATTTTTCATATTGGGGATTTAACTACCAAAAAAACCGTAATGACAACGGTTGTTTCTGGTGTTAGCACCATTAGATTAGATTCTATTGTTGGTATCAATACTGGCGATATTGTATCTGGTAATGCAGGTCTAAATGTAGGTGCTGCAAACACAGTATTATCATATGACACTACAAATAAAATTGTTACCTTGACTGATGCCACTATTTCTGGTATCGCAACTACAACTGAATTAACTATCACTCACGCATATGATACTGATACTGACAGAGGTATTTCGTTTGCGTATAATGATGGCATTGGTAGTGGAACTTCTGGCAATAAAACAGGTTTCTTTGGGTATATCGATCAAGGAAATGTCGGAAGTGCAGCAACAAATCGATCTTGGACTTATATTCCAGATGCTACTGTTTCAAATAGTCTTGTAAGTGGAACACGAGGATACTTAGACATAAAAGGTATCTACTATCAAAACGGTGATTTTAATCATAATGGATTGGTTTATTTTGATGTTGATGGTTTACAAACCTCGACAGGTTCTCCATCATCACCTCTAAATGCTTCAAAACAGATAATGACTGCAGTAACAAAGAGAATTCTCAATCTCCCCAGTAATGTTACTTTAACAAAAGGTGATATTGTTAAGCAAGATACTTCGGATGCTTATGGAGTGGTTGAAAGTAATGTAAATAATAGTACAGAAATTCCACTTATTGGTGTTGAAGGTACATTTAACACATCAAATAATTTAAGAATGGAGGGTTCAAATGGGTCTATATCTAACCTATCATTATCTCCCGATAGTGTTGGTGTAATATATACTGATAGACCACAATGGACTGATAGTTTCGATGGAGGCATTTTTTAATACTATGGACAATCAAGGTGAAGTGGATATAAATGTTCTTGTTAAACTTTATAATTCAAAATTAGCAGTATTAACAAATCAAAATGTTCTTCTTGAAGCAAAACTTACTACTTTATCTCAAGACTTTCATCAAAAATATGAGGAATTGAAACAAGAAAATGCACAATTAAAATCAAAATTAGAAGTACAGGAGTAATATGGCAAAACCATCAACTAGACAAGGTTTAATTGACTATTGCTTACGTCAACTCGGTGCTCCCGTTTTAGAAATTAACGTGGATGATGACCAGATTGATGATTTAGTTGATGATGCCATTCAATATTTCAATGAACGTCATTATGACGGCGTTGAGAAAATGTATTTGAAATATCAAATAACACAAGATGATGTCGATCGTGGTCAGGCAAAAGGTACCACTGGTGTTGGTATTGTAACTACCACTGCCACATCCACATCTATCAGTGGATATGGTACAACAACATCAAATTTTTACGAAACATCAAACTTCATTCAAGTACCAGATTCTGTTATCGGTATTGAAAGAATTTTTAAATTTGATACTAATAGCATTTCTGGAGGAATGTTTAGTATTAAATATCAACTTTTCTTAAACGATTTATATTATTTCAATTCAGTTGAACTCTTGCAATATGCAATGACGAAGACTTATCTTGAAGATATTGATTTCTTATTGACCCCAGATAAACAGATTAGATTCAATAAAAGACAAGATAGATTATATCTCGATATTGATTGGGGATCTCAAGAAGTAGGGGAGTTTATGGTATTAGAATGCTATAGAGCATTAGATCCTGATTCATTTACTCAAATTTATAATGATAGTTGGATGAAACAATATCTTACTGCACTCATCAAGAGACAGTGGGGAAGGAATCTGAGTAAATTTAGAGGAGTAAAACTTCCTGGTGGAATTGAACTAAATGGGGGAGAAATCCTTCAGCAAGCAGAATCCGAACTATCGGATATCAAATCAAGAATGATGTCTGAATATGAATTACCACCCTTAGACTTTATTGGATAATGGCTCTTAATCCCTTTTTTCTTCAAGGTACACAGTCTGAGCAAAGACTTGTTCAGGATATAATCAATGAACACCTGAGATTTCATGGTGTAGAAATAACATATATTCCAAGAAAATTTGTAAATAAAAAAAATATTATTGAAGAGGTTCAGTCATCTAAATTTGATGATAATTTTGCAATCGAAGCTTATCTTAATACATATGATGGATATGGTGGTGCAGGAGATATTTTAACAAAATTTGGTGTAAGTATAAGAGATGAGTTAATAATAACAATTTCAAAAGAAAGATTTGAAGATTTCATTGCTACATTCATGTCAAGTGTTGATGATGGTGAATTATTAACAGCAACAAGACCTAGAGAAGGTGATTTAGTTTATTTTCCCTTAGGACAAAGATTATTTGAAGTAAAATTTGTAGAGCATGAAGATCCTTTCTTTCAATTAGGAAAGAACTATGTTTATCAATTGAAGTGTGAACTCTTTGAATATGAAGATGAAGTTATCGATACATCCATTACAGAAATTGATACTCAAGTTCAGGAGGAGGGTATTATTTCTACCCTTAAATTGATTGGTGTTGGAAGAACTGCTTCTGCATCCCCCGTCTTAAATGGATCAGTAACTGGTGGATATATTGAAGAAATATTCTTAAATAATGATGGTTCTGGATATACCTCTTTACCAAATATAGAAATTACTTCATCTCCAACTGGTGAAGTTGGAGATAATGCTGAAGCAGTTGGTTTCTTAACCACCAGAGGTGGTGTCACATCTCTTGAAAAGATTTTACTCATCAATGCTGGCGCTGGATATACTGTTGCACCTACAATTACAATTACTGGAGGTGGTGGAACTGGTGCTGCGGCAACTTGTAATATTGTAACTGATGCTATAGGTATAATTAAGTATAATATTGTAGACGGAGGTGTTGGATATGGTACAGCACCTACAGTTACAATAACTACTGGAGGTAGTGGAACTGGTGCTGTTGGTATTGCATCTATTGGTTTGAATTCTTTTGGGGATAATGTATTAAAATTAATTTATGTCAGTAATCCAGGTAAAGGATACAGTCAAGTATTTCCATCTCCAATAGTTACGATTTCGGCTCCAGAATCAATTAGTGGTATTGGAACATATATTTTTAATGAAATTATTATTGGAGAAAGATCTAAGACTGAGGCGAGAGTTAAAGAATGGGATCAGGATACAAACATACTTAAAGTATCCAATGTCAGTATTGGTTCCACTCAACTTGGATTTTTTCCAGGAGAAATTATTAGAGGAAAAGAATCTGGAGCAAAATATTTAATACAGTCATTTAGTCAAGATGATATATACAATGAGTATACTGAAAATGATATCTTTGAATCTGAAGCAGATGATATCTTAGACTTCAGTGAATCTAATCCCTTTGGAACATTCTAATGTTAGGAACTTATTACTATCACGAAATTGTTAGAAAGACAATTATATCTTTCGGAACATTATTTAACGATATTCATGTACGTCACCAGGACAAAAGTGGCAATGATATTAGTGACTTAAAAGTTCCTCTCGCATATGGCCCAGTTCAGAAGTTTTTAGCAAGATTAGAGCAGCAGGCAGAATTAAATAAAGCAGTTCAAATTAATTTGCCAAGAATGTCATTTGAAATGACATCTATTGCATATGATTCTACTAGAAAATCAAGTCTGGTACAAACATTTAAAACTTGTGATGATGGGAGTAAGGTAAAAAAAGTTTTCATGCCTGTTCCATATAATATTGGATTTCAACTGAATATTCTTTCTAAATTGAACGATGACTCTCTTCAAATTTTAGAGCAAATATTACCTGTTTTTCAACCACATTTTAATCTTACTATAGACTTAGTAGAATCAATTGGAGAAAAAAGAGATATTCCGATTATCTTAGAGTCTGTAAGTTTTCAAGATGATTATGAAGGTTCTTTTGATACCAGAAGAGCATTAATTCATACATTGAATTTTACTGCAAAAACATATCTATTTGGTCCTATCGCAGATAGCAGTGACGGTCTTATTCGTAAGGTTCAGGTTGATATGTATGCTGATACTAACAGAGCAACTGCTAAACGTGAAATGAGATATACAGTCGAACCTATTGCAAAGGTTGATAAGAATAATGACGGTGTTATTGATGCAGCAGATAAACCATTACTCATGCCAGGCGATAATTTTGGATTTGATGAAGAATGGGAATTCTTAGGAGATGGTAAAACTTATAGTCCAACTCGTCAAACTGATATTTAATAATCATGAAAGATAGTTATGAGTCCATTGACAAAGCACTTGATGTTGAAAGTAGCATTGTTGAATCAAAACCAATAAAACCAATTCCACCAAAAGTGGATAAGAATGATATTACAAAAGATTATGAATATACTCGTGCAAACTTATACTCTTTAATTGAAAAAGGTCAAGAAGCAATTAATGGAATCATGGAACTTGCAGGTGAAAGTGCAAGTCCAAGAGCATACGAAGTTGCTGGACAGTTGATTAAGAGTGTTGCTGATACTACAGATAAATTAGCAGATCTTCAAAAGAAATTGAAAGATTTAGAAGAAGATAATTCTAATAAAGGACCAAGTAACGTTACAAATAATGCTTTATTTGTTGGTTCAACTTCAGAATTATCAAAACTGCTGAAACAAGGTTTTCTAAATAATAATGAGTCCGATTCCAAATAATGGCAAAAAAATCCTGTAAAAAAGGATATTACTACTGTTACTCTTCTAAGAAGTGTAAGAGAATTCCTATGGGATATTATATTGGCGGAGGCGGATGGCTTCGTAAAGAAGAAGAAAAGTCTGAAGATACTGAAAAGAAAAAAAATGGCAATGGAAATGGTGCAAATGGCAATGGAAATGGGAATGGGGAGTCTGATGGGGGCTCTAATGGCGGAGGAGTATCAGAGGCGTGGAGTGCAAAATACAAAAAGTCAATCGATTGCGATAATCCAAAAGGATTCTCTCAGCGAGCACACTGTCGGGGTAGAAAGAAAGTAAGCGAAGAAGCAGTTTCTAAAAAACAGCAAAAATTCTTTGGTATCGTTCGTGCTATCCAAAAAGGTGAAATAAAACCTACAACTCCCGAAACTGCAAAAGCAGCGAAGGATATGAAAAAGTCCGATGTAAAGAAATTTGCATCTACTAAACATAAAGGATTGCCAGAAAAGAAAGAAGTGAAAGAGGAGTCAAATCCTCGTATTTCTAGAAAAGAGGGACAACCCGCTAATTCTAAGAAGCACTCTGATCTTTATACTGATGAAAATCCAAAGGGAACTATTCATGGTTTAGGATTTAAAGATGTAGCAACTGCAAAAGCAAGCGTTGCAAAAATCAAAAAATCAAGTCGTTCTCATGCTCATAAAATTCAAGCAGCAATTGCTATGGAACAAAGAGCAAGAGTTATGGGCAAAACCTCTGAAGCAGCAGTATTCAGAAAGTTCATTAATTCAATGAAGAAGAAAACTAAGCAAATGAACGAAGCAAAAGGTGGTGATCATGAGGTCGCTATGGCACAAAGTCAACTTAAAAAATCTGCTAGAAATATTGCAAAGTTGAGAAAAGCATTAGGCAAAAAGGAAAAAGATATTCCTGCCTGGATGCAAGCAAAGATTACTGATACTGCACACGACACTGATGCTGCTGCTGGTTATGTTGATAAGATGGATGAAGAAGTCATTGCTGAAAAGCGTGATGGTAAGTCTTCAAAAGACAAAGGGTATTCTCTCCGCGACTGGTTCAGGGGTGGTGGTTGGAAACAGACTGGTGGTAAGTACGACGGAAAACCTTGTGCAAAACAACCTGGACAGAAGACTAAACCCTACTGTCGTGACGCTGATGATCGTGCAGCAATGAGTAAAGAGGAGAGAAATAAGAGAGCACGCAAAAAACGCAAAGAAGATCCAAATCCAAATAGAAAAGGGAGAGCAAAAAACGTGACTCAAGAATCTTATTCAGACTGGAGACAAGACCTTGATGAGGGTAAGAAAGATGCTTGTTATCATAAGGTCAAGTCTCGTTATTCTGTGTGGCCTTCTGCTTATGCTTCAGGTGCTCTCGTAAAATGTCGTAAGGTTGGTGCTGCTAACTGGGGCAATAAGACTAAGAAAGAAAGTTTCTCTAACTGGAGAGAAGATATGCTTCTTGAAGGTCTTGAGGATAAACTCAAAGGAATGACTGCATCGCAGATAGAGGACCTTATTAAGGCAAATAAGGGTGCAGAAGATAAGATTAGAGAAACTCTCGCAAAAATGAAGAGTGCTACTCCAAAACCTCAAGGAAAAGGTGCACAACTTCCTAATATACCAAAAACTACCGAAACTTATAAAAGAGGTGGTGGTGAAGGTCGCACAACCTATCAAAGAGGTGGTAGTGATCGTGTAAGTTATCAAAGAAGACAAACTGTTACTAGAGCAGATGTTCAGGGAGGGACAGAGGCAGCGAAACGCGCCGCTTCGGGTCAAGGTAGATATAGACCAGGAACTGGAGTTACTCCAGATTTCAAATTAGACCCTAAATTCAAACCACCAGGTTCTCGTGGTATGAGTGGTAGAGTTCGTGGTCGTGGAAAATTGGGTCTTGCAATAGGTGCAGCAACTTTAGCAGCACCCTTTGTTGTTGGTGCAATTAAAAAAGCATTCAATAAAGAAGATTATAACTATTCAAATTGGAGAGATGATTTCCACGCAACTGAAATAGAATCTGTTGATATCATCAAACCAAAATCACTTCAACCCACTCAAGGTCTTGGAAGTGATATGCTTGGTGAAAAAAAAGATATACCAGCAGATGTAAAGGGTATCGCTAAGGAATTAGATAAAGCAGTTGAAATGCATAAGAGTCAAGCAAAGAGACTTAGAAAAGCAGGTATTTCTGAGGAAAATATCAATGAGAAGTGTTGGAAAGGTTATGAAAAGAAAGGTATGAAAACAATGTTTGGTAAAAGATATCCAAACTGTGTTAAAAAGAAAAAAACCAGAAAGGAAGAAGTAGAACTTGATGAAAAGAAGGATCCTTGTTGGGATACTCACGAAATGAAGGGGATGAAGAAGAAAGGCAACCGTATGGTTCCTAATTGTGTTCCCAAAGAGCAAGTTTCTGATTGGAGAGCAGATGTGAGTCTCCAAGAGAAGAAAGCAAAAAAAGATTATGATGGTGATGGTAAAATTGAAACTGGTGAAGAAGAGTATAAAGGTTCTAGAGATAAGGCGATTAAAAAAGCAATTGCAATGAAAGAGGACTGGCAGAAGTCAAACCGCAAAGACGGTGTTGATGGTATGAGTCAAAAATCTGTTGATGCTTACAAGCGCGAAAATCCAGGTTCCAAACTCAAAACTGCGGTAACTGGTAAAGTCAAGAAAGGAAGCAAAGATGCAAAGAGACGTAAGTCTTTCTGCTCCCGATCTAAGGGTCAAAAAGATATGCATAATATCGATTGTACCAAAACCCCAGATAAAAAAATCTGTAAAGCACGTAAACGTTGGAGATGTTGAATTAGGTTTTTATTATGAGTGAACAGTATCTTGGTAATCCCAATCTAAAAAAAGCAAATACGGAGATTGAATTTACAGAGGAACAAATTATTGAGTTTCTCAAGTGTAAAGAAGACCCCGTTTATTTTGCAAACAATTATATTAAAATTGTTTCTCTTGATGAGG